CAAGGCCGAGCGCCTGCAGCGCGTCCCGTTGCGACCCGGTGGCGGATGCGCCGCGCGTCAGGGCAGCCCCCATGTTCCGGAAGGAGGTGGCGGCCACATCGGACTGCGCGCCTGCCGCCAGCATCGCCGAGGCAAAGGCGGCGGTCTGCTCGGCGGTAAAGCCGAACATGGTGGCCTGCGCACCCACGCTCTGCACCACGCTGAGAATGTCCGCCGCACTGGAGGCCTGGCTGTTGGACAGGTGGTTCATCGCGTCCGCGAGCAGGATGGCCTCGTCGACGGAAAGACCGAGTGCTGTCATCATGTTGGCCATCGCAGCGCCGGATTGCTCGGAGCTGATATCGAAGGCGACGCCGATCTTGGCGGCCGCAGCCGTAAACCGCGTCAGGTCCGCTCCTGCGATGCCGGCTTGGCCCGCGGCAGCTGCGATCTCCGCCAGACCATTGACGGCAAAGGGGATCTCCCGCGAGAGCCGGAACAGCTCGTTTTGAAACGCCTCAAAGGCCTCGGGTGTCGGAAAGTCGACAACCTTTGCCACGCTGGCCATGGCCGCCTCGAACTCTGCCGCGGTCTGGATCGGACCTGCGATGGCCGCGTGCAGCGTGGCATAGCTGCCCGCAACATCGATCACCCCCAAGCGGGCCCTGTCCAGCGCATCTGCATTGCGCGAGAGCGCCAGATCAAGCCGGTCCGACAGACCGAGGCGCTGGCCATTTGCCTCGCGTATGCGGTGGGTGATCCCTGCGAGGGAGCCTGCGGCCCGGCGGGCGGGTTCGGTGACCCGGTCGATCAGGGAAATGATCAGCTGCGACGTCAGAACGGACATGGCTCACCTGCGCTGTGCGCCGGCCAGACGCCGGGCTTCGTTGTGCCAGAGCACGACCTCGGACCAGTCCATGTGCTCGAAGGCGGTGATGGGGGTGTTCAGCCAATGGGCGGTTTCGGCAATGACGGAGCGCCAGTCCCTTGCGCCTTGGCCTGGGGGAAAAAACCGGCGACCTCCTCCGAGAGCTTGGTGAAGTCCTCGGCATCGAGCTCCTCGATCACCTCGGGCGGCAATCCCGTCAGGGTGGCGGCCATGACAATGCCCTGATCAAGCTTGTCTTTGATGCCGTCCAGTGCGGCGTCCATCGCCTTGAGGTCCTTGACCTTGGGGCGGGTGATCGTCACCTCGGAGACCTCGCGGTCCTTGACGGTGATCGGAAAAAGCAGCTGCAATGTCTTGTGCCTTGGGTCGGTCATGGGTCACCTTGTGGTCTGGGTGTGCAGGTGTGGCGCAGTGCTGACACCACGCATCACATGTTGGTTACGGTTGTTGGGGTGCATCAGCGTGACCTCTGGGGTCATCGGGGCCATCACAATCCGCCGGGGATGCGCAGGATCGCGCGCTCATCCGCGTTTTGGGAGACGCCGTTGACGCGCCAATCCGATGTGAAGAAGTCCCAGTAATAGGTCTCCGTGCCTTCGAAGTGCAGCTCGTAGTGCAGGATCTCCGAGATCGTGTAGTCAAAGCCCTGCATCTCGCCGCGCTGGAACGCTTCGGGGCTGGCGGCACCGAGGCGGCCTTCAAGCACCGCCTTGGCCTCGATGGCGGCACCGCTGCGCTTGTTGCGGATCACGCCGTAGGCTGTGAACTTCTTGCGCGCGCTGGCGCCAAGGCCGAACTGGGCCAGCAGATCCGGGTCCCAGCCCGCGAGCTTGAAGCTGGCCTCGAGCTTCTGGATGCCGACCGCCACCTCGATCTGGACGCGGGAGCCGCCCGGCTGGTGGTCCTGATAGGCTTCCTGCAGGTTGGGCAGCTGCAACTCGGTCAGGGTGAGGTGCTTGGAGGCGGTGGGGTCGTCATCGCCGCAAAAGAGGTTTGCGGCCTCCATGAGGTATATCGTGCTCATCTGAGCCTGTCCTTTGTGTTGGGGGTGTGCCGGGTCAGCCGGAGATGGTGCCGACCTGTGCGAGCAGCTCGTCGAGCATGGCGTCGAGCGCCGGGCGATAGCGCGCCGACTGGATGCCGAGATAGCGCAGGACCGGGGCTTCCTCAGCCGCGAAGGTGACGGTGAAGCGGCCCTGACGCAGCTCTTCGGGGCTGTTCTGCGCCGGCAGGAACTTGACTTCGAAGCCGAGGATGTCGCCATCGGCCTTGAGGTTGCGCAGCGCCGTTTCCATCGTGTTCAGAACGGCCTGGATGGTCTGACCGGTGATGTTAAAGCGCCCGAGATAGAACCGCAGCGTGCGCAGCAGCATCAGGTGGATGTAATCGCGCCCGCGGGTGACGTTGTAGAACCGCCAGAGGTCATCCTCGCCGGCGTTGTCGGTGCCGACAAAGATGAAGCCGCCCTGACCGATGGCGCTCTCGACGCCCATCTCGCCGCGCAGCAGGATGCCGATATTGGCGGCGAGCAGGCTCTGGCCCTCGGTGGCGCCATCGGTGAGCGAGAAGGCAATCGGGCGCGAGGGTCCGACGATGCCCTGCACCGGCTGGTTGGCCCAGCTGTGGAAGGGGCGGCCCTGGAAGGCATGATCCCGCCGTACGCCCACACCAATGACCGCCGGGGAGAGTGGCTGGACCACGGTCACGCCGCCGTCCAGCACGCGCACCGCAGGGTCCACCGGGATCAGGCGATAATGTGAGATCGTCTCGCGCCAGTCGAGCGCATCCTGCAGAGTGGTGGCGGGGCCATCGACCACTGCATGCGCCAGCAGCTTTTCGCAGATCGGGGGCAGCGCTGCGCAGACGGGGTTTGCATCACCCCCCGTGCGCTGGCTGGTAAAGCCCGGGGCACAGATCAGGCGGGGCGTGACGCCCAGCTCAGCAGGTGCGTTCAGGAACGCGCTGAGGCCCGTGGTGACACCGTCACCGACGATATTGGCGAGGGTTTCGTCGATGGCGCTCGCTCCCTCGCCGTCGGCGACACGCACCACGACGATCTTTGCGGCCGCCTGAAAGGCCCCAAGCTGGGCGTTCACAAGCATAATCGCATCGCGCAGGGTGCCGGCCGCGCCGAGGGCGGTGAGCTTGGTGGCGTCGTCAGAATAGAGGAACACCGGAGTGTTCAGCGGGAACGCTGAGGCCTCCGCGTCCGCCGCGGTGCCGATGATGCCGACGACGGACATGTCGCTGGCCACAGGCGGCCGAGGCTCATTGTCGATCCGCTGGATCGACAGGCCAAAGGTAGGGTCAGACATGGGGGATGTCCTTTGCATGTATGGCACCCGACGGGCGCTATGGAGGGTTGGAATTGGGCTTGCACACAGGTGCGGACGCATCTGCGTGTCGAAGAACCGACACATTGTCGAAAAACCGACACTCAGAGATTTGGAGCTGGATCAGCCGTTGCGAATGGCGGCACCGCGCTCTGCAGTGACGAAGCCATTGGCCTCGAGATAGGCGAGCCCGTCGGAGGATGTCCTTTGCATGGATGGCACCCGACAGGCGCCATGGAAGGTTGGAATGGGGTTTGCAGATAGGCTTGGCTGCTTCTGCGTGTCGAAGAACCGACACTCAGTCGAAAAACCGACACTCAGACGTTTGGAGCTGGATCAGACGCTGCGAATGGCGGCACCGCGCTCTGCGGTGACAAAGCCATTGGCTTCGAGATAGGCAAGCCCTTCGGTGACATCCGCGCTGGTCAGGTCTACGTCCTCCGCGAGGGTCAGCATCAGCAGGAAGTCGGCGACCACCGGGTCTGCGGTCTCGGCGGCGCGCAGCGCGATGCGCTCGGCTCGGGTGAAGCGGCGCAGGAAGTCGAGGCGCGAGACCACCGTGACGGGCTCGGATGGCGGGGGTGCTGCGGCTGCAACAGGGGCTGCGGGCTCGAACTTGCGACCCGTTTTGACAAAGCCCGGTGCAACCGCGTCCGGCACCTGGACATACTCTCCGTGCAGTGCGGGGTGGATGCGGCCCTCAAGGGTGTCCAGCACCTCGATGACGGTGTCGTTCACGACTTTTGCAAACTTGCTCATGAAGGTCCCCTTTACAGGATCAGCGCGTATTGAAGGATGATCAGCCCGTCGCCGCCAAAGCCGTGGCCGGTCCCGGTGCCAAACTGATAGCCGGACCCGCCACCGCCGCCTGCGTTGCCGCCGTGGCCGCCT